GCAGGTATGCAGCCGACCCAAGATTACGGCATAAAGGATGCATGATGCAATTCACAAATGACCCGCACCAAAAATTTGCATCTGTGATCGATGGCATCAAATATGATTTTGAATTGAAATACAATGCTGGATATGATTTTTGGAGCATGTATATCCTACTCGATGGAGCAACGCTTGTCGCAGGTGTAAAACTCGTAAGCAAAACAAATCTTCTTGCTCAATATCCTGGCATCCCGTTTGAAATGTATTCGCAATACGAAGAAGATGCCAACAGCGAAAACATTACAGAGTTTATCATTGACGTGAGTTTAAAAGATGGCTGATTATTTTGGGCGTGGATGGAAGGTTGTTATTGGATCATCTGGCAATGCCCTTGAGATAACCGACCTACGAATTTCATTTGAGGTTGTAAAGACAAGATTTAGTAATGCACACACATGCAAGCTGAGTATTTACAACCTGTCCGAAACAAAGCGAAACGAGATAAAGAACGGATTCACGGAAGAATTTTCAGATGCAGATGATCCGGCAACAAAATACACGTATAACAGCATTGCTCTTTATGCAGGGTACGGTGAAAATGTTCCACTTCTATTCAAGGGAGACATAACTAATATCAATAATATACGCATAGGAGTTGATTGGATTACGGAAGTTTATGCTGCGGATGGCATAAAAGCATTACAGACAAGCAAGATAAATAAATCATTTGTCAAGGGATCTTCTCCCGAATCCTTGTTCAAAGAACTTGTTAATAGCATGCCCGGCATCGCGCAAGGGTCTCTTGACGGAATACTAGAATGCATCAAAAAGAAAAGGTCAATCCTGAAAAGCATTATCATGTCAGGGTCAGTACGCAAATTCCTTGATGAGCTTGCTGAAAATTGCCTATTCGATTACCAGGTGAATGATGGAGTACTTGACACACAGCCTAGATCAGTACAGACAATAGTTATTGACTACACCATAAATCAAGCACACGGAATGATTGGAAGCCCGACAATAACAGAGGTAGGTGCAATAGTCACAACGCTTTTGCGGCCTGATTTTAAGGTAAACAAATTTTTTAAGATCGATGCCATCGCCGCGAACATCAATATTGGGAATCAGTTCTTCAGGAAGATAACCCGCGATGCACGCGGAACATACCGCATTGAAAAGATAACACATAAGGGTGACAGCCATACTGACGAATGGCAAAGCATCATCGAAGGGATTACCGTTGGCTGATATTGAGCAAGTAATCATTGAGGCAATCAAGACAGCATTGCGCGACACGCATACTGCTTTACCGGCGCGTGTAATAAGCTTTAACTCTACCAATCAGACCGTCAATGTTCAACCAACTATAAAGCGTGTTTTTAGGGATGGTGATATTGCAGACCTTCCAGTGATAAGTGAAGTCCGTATCGCATTTCAAAACGTCGGAAATTTCTGCATAACATTCCCTCTTTCATCAGGGGATGAGGGGCTTCTTATATTCGCAGAACGCAACATCGGTGCATGGCAGCAATCGGGCAAGAATGAAATACCTAACGATACAAGAATGCACGATCTATCTGATGCGATATTTTTCCCGATGTGCTATTCAGATCCAAACAAGATTTCATCATTCAGTGCAAGCGATATATCCATACGAACACGCGACGGATCAGGGAAGATTGAGATTGCACCAGACGGACGAATCGAGATTGAAAGAAGTGGGAATAAAGTGCTACAAACAATGAGCGATTTACTTGGAACATTAAGCACCGAAACAGTGACAATATTAGGTATCCCATATACTCTTGATCATCAGTCTGAATATGCAGGATATAAGACCGTCATTGACAACATAAAAAAATAGGTAAAATTACATAAAAGGGGAATAGTATGGCTTTAGATATTTCGCTTGATGATACGCATGATGTTTATATTATCGGCGATGATCTTGCTACAACCCCAGATGATTATCAGACATTACAGGAAATAGGCATCAGGCTTAATTTTTGGCGTGGAGAATGGTTCCTAGATATTCAGGAGGGCATTCAGTATCTTGACGAGGTGTTCCGTAAAGGGGCAAACCTTTTCCGTGTCGCTGCATTGTTCAAGGCGGAGATACTCGAAGCAGATGGAGTTTCTGAGATTATTGAGTTTTCAATTGATTACAACGACAGGGTTTTGACAATTGAATTTAAAGTGCGTGCAGATATTGGTCTGCTTCAGCAATCATTGGAGGTTACGGTATGAGCTATGGGCTTACAGTTGACGGCTTTACAAAAAAGCGCCTGATTGATATTAAGACCGAGATTGAAACTGATTTAAAGACGGCATTCGGATCAAATATATCGCTCATCCCGCAATCTGTTTTCGGGCAACTTGTTGGTATATTTGCAGAGCGAGAATCTGTGATGTGGGACCTTGCAGAAAATGTTTACTTTTCACAATATCCATCGACGGCAACGGGTGCAGCTCTTTCAAATGTTGTGCAATACAACGGCATCACACGGCAGGCCGCAACATATTCAACTGCAACTGTCACCTTTACAGGAACAGCTACAACTGTTATCCCTGCTGGCACTTTGGTGCGTACCGCCGACACCTTAAAAGAATTTGCCACAGATATAGAAGTGACTATTGGCGGTGGCGGTACTGTTGATGCAGCTGTTACGGCTACGTCAACCGGACCAATAGAAGCTGTTGCCGCTACAATCACGGAGATAGTCAACCCGATATTCGGCGTTGATTCTGTTACCAATGCAGCCGATGCAACTGTTGGAACTGACGAGGAAACAGATGCGGAGCTGCGAGATCGCCGGGAGGCATCAACGCTGACAATAGGGCAGAATGTACTTGATGCACTTTACGGGCAGCTTTTGAATATTAGCGGTGTTACGGCGGCCCTGGTCGTTGACAACAAAACAGAAACGACGGATGCAAATGGAATCCCCCCGCATCAATTCCTTTCGGTTGTAGAAAATGGAGCAGATGCAGATATTGCCGATGCAATATGGACAAACACAATCCAAGGCGTAACAAGCTATGGATCAACAACAGTCATAATCACAGATTCCCAGGGATTTACTCATGATGTTAAATTTTCGCGCCCTACACCTGTTAATATTTACTTTAAAGTGACTGTTACAACTGATGCAGAATACCCAGCAGACGGAGATGCACAGATAAAGGCAGCTGTTTCGGCATATGGAGATGCAAACTTTTCCATAGGTGAAGATATTATCATGAGCCAATTTTATACACCCATCAATACAATACCTGGAATTACATCAATAGTTCTAAATATTGGACTTTCTGCATCACCTTCCGGCACAGCAAATATTGCCATTGCAATTGATGAGATCGGCAATTTCGATACAACATACGTTGAGGTTATATCATCGTGACACAGTTAGAATTAGCGCTTTCCCGCCTCGCATTCCAATTCCGTGACAGTGCAAATCTGAAGGCGCTTCTCACTGCTATAGCCACAGATTTCAATGATGAGGATACGGCATTCGGGCAATTGCTTGCTGATAGGTATATAGAAACGGCAACAGGAGTACAGCTTGACTATATAGGTGAGATAGTAGGTCTTGAGCGACCTTCTGATGTAGATAGCACTGATTATTTCGGATTTCTTGAAGATGGTACTGCCCTTGGGTTCACAACGCTTTCTGACCCGTCAATAGGTGGAGGATGGTATTCTCTTTCCGCTGCCGCTGCTCCAATCAGTGACGACAGATACAGAGTTCTTTTGAAGCTAAAGGCTGCATTGAATTCAACATCAATGACTGTCGAGGAAACAATTTCAATGGTGGCCTTTGTATACGGGGTTCCAATAAGGTATTTTCAATCTCCATATACAAGTTTTTACCCGGTTTACGAGATCAATAAAACATTGACCCTCAACGAACTTGCTGCCCTTGATTATTTTAAGGATGCTCTTGGTGGTGGTACTTCAATTTATGTTCAGGCTCCCGATAACAGCTTCGGGTTTGAAGGCGACGATACGGCACTTGGCTTTGGGTCGACAACCGATTCAAGCGTCGGCGGCACCTTCGCAATTGTAGTAAAATAACGCAAAAGGGGATTAAATGGCAAAGCCTACAGATTTGCCCGTATGGGACACAAACCAATCCAACACAACGCAGCCTGACCCAACACGGCAGGCAGATGGATGGGTATTTGATGGGGGCAAACCTCAGAAGCCATTGATGCAGTATGTTAATTGGCTTTACAATATTTACTATCTGTGGCTTTCGTATTTCAGCAATCGGGAAAAGACATTGCCTCACGATTTTGCTAGTGATGCAGATTATACGCTTACTGCAGCAGAAAATGAATATGGTCGCTATGTTGTTACTGACACAGGTGTTGTTCTAACAACGACAAGAAAGATCAT